AGAGGACAAGGTAGAAGACCATTTATTGATGGACCTCACTTTGAGTTAGCATAATGTGGATGTCAATAATGATCCTGTGCGCTAACATGAATGCACAGTCTTGTATGGTAATAACAGGTAACGAGTTACACACAAGTAAAGAGAGATGCTTTGAAAGTGCTATTGAAAAAGCAAACAAAGCTGTTACATATCCTCAAGTATTTCAAGCAAAACCATTTTGTCAAGTTATTCCGGGAACAGAACAACCAGATAAGGTAGATACATAATGGCTAGACAACTAACAGAAAAACAGCAGAAGTTTCTTGATGTGTTATTTGAGGAAGCTAAAGGTAATCCTGTTACTGCTAAAAAACTGGCAGGATACAGTGAGAATAACTCTACTTCCTCTATTACATCTTCTTTACAGGAAGAGATAGCTGATCTTACAAAGAAGTTTATTGCTAGTAGTGCAACAAAGGCAGCTTATTCTTTAGCTCAAGTAATAGATAATCCTACAGACTTAGGTAACAAAGAAAGAATGATTGCTGCAAAAGATATACTTGATAGAGGTGGTTTTACTAAAACTGATAAAGTTGAAGTAACTTCTGCAAGTCCACTGTTTATATTACCACCGAAAGAAAATGAGAACAACTAAAGACTGGAAGTTACCTAAACCAGAAGAAACAGAAGAAGGTTACAACTGGAAACCTGTAGTAAGAGTTGGAAGAACAATACCTTTTGGTTATAAACAGGATGAAGAAGATAGGGATCTCCTACTTCCTATACCAAGTGAACTAGAACTACTAGAGAAAGCAAAGAAGTTTATCAAGCAGTATAGCTACAGACAAGTTGCTGATTGGCTAACAACACAGTCAGGTAGAAAAATATCTCATGTAGGTTTAATAAAGAGAATTAAAATTGAACAAAAGCGTAAGTCACAAGCTTCAACTCAACGCTACCTTGCCGAAAGGTACAAAGAGGCGTTACAAAAAGCAGAAAAGCTTGAAACCAAAATTGCAGGAGCAACCTGAAGTTGTACCTGCAGAAGTTGTTAAAGAACCGATTGAAGTTGAACAGGCACAAAAGAAGATTATCTTTGAGCCTAATCCCGGACCTCAAACAGAGTTCTTATCAGCGAATGAAAGAGAAGTCCTCTATGGAGGCAGTGCAGGTGGCGGCAAGAGTTACGCCATGCTTGCAGACCCAGTACGTTACCTAAACAATCCACACTTTAGAGGACTGTTAGTCAGACGTACAACAGAAGAACTAAGAGAACTTATATCAGTATCAAAACAATTATACCCACAAGCAATACCTGATATTAAGTTTATGGAGAGAGACAAAACTTGGGTAGCTCCATCAGGAGCAACACTATGGCTCTCCTACTTAGATAGAGATGATGACGTAACAAGATATCAAGGTCAAGCCTTTAGTTGGATTGGATTTGACGAACTTACACAGTGGCCTAGTCCATATCCATTTGACTACATGAGATCACGTTTACGTACTACAAGAGATAGTGGACTAGAAGTTTATCAGAGAGCTACTACAAACCCCGGAGGTCCCGGACATAGTTGGGTAAAGAAAATGTTTGTAGATCCTGCTCCACATGGACAGTCTTTCTGGGCAACAGATATAGAAACACAAAAACAACTTACATGGCCTAAAGGTCACAGTCTAGAAGGACAGCCACTATTTAAAAGAAGATTTATACCTGCTACGTTATTTGACAATCCATACTTAGCAGAAGACGGAATGTATGAAGCAAACTTGCTATCATTACCAGAGAACCAAAGAAAACAATTATTGGAAGGAAATTGGGATGTATCTGAGGGAGCAGCTTTTCCTGAATGGAACAGAGCCACTCATGTTGTTGAGCCTTACAATATACCTAATAGTTGGACTAAGTTCAGAGCCTGTGACTATGGCTACGGAAGTTATACAGGGGTTTTATGGTTTGCAGTCGCTCCTGATGAACAGTTAATTGTTTACAGAGAGCTTTATGTATCAAGGATATTAGCTGCAGACTTAGCTGACTTAATACTTGAAGCAGAACAAGAAGATGGAACTATACGTTATGGTGTACTTGATAGTTCTCTTTGGCATAAACGTGGTGACACAGGACCTTCGTTAGCAGAACAAATGATAATGAAAGGTTGTAGATGGAGACCATCAGATAGAAGTAGAGGGAGTAGGATTGCAGGAAAGAACGAGATTCACAGAAGACTACAAATTGATGAATTTACAGAATCACCACGATTGGTGTTTTTTAATAACTGCACAAATATTATCTCGCAACTACCGATAATTCCTCTTGACAAATCTAATTCAGAGGATGTAGATACAAAGTCAGAAGATCACCTCTATGATGCACTTAGATATGGTGTGATGACAAGACCAAGAAGTAATTTGTTTGATTATAATCCTGACACACAAAGAACAGGGTTTCAGGCATCAGATGCAACATTTGGATATTAAGGATAGAATATGGCAGAAGATACAAAACAAATGGCAATGGATGCTGAAGAATCAGCTGCAATAGAAGACATGAATACAGAAGGAATGACAGATGCACCTGCAGGTCAGATAGAAAGTTTTGTTAGAAATAAATTTACTGCTGCAGAGACAGCAAGAAGATATGATGAGGAAAGATGGATCAAAGCCTACAGAAACTACAGAGGTTTATATGGTCCTGAAGTACAATTTACTTCTACAGAAAAATCCAGAGTATTTGTTAAAGTAACTAAAACAAAAGTTCTTGCAGCTTATGGACAACTTGTAGAAGTTTTATTTGGTGCAAATAGATTTCCACTAGGTATTAGTCCTACGACTTTACCTGAAGGAGTAGAAGATACTGTAAGCTTTGAAACTAACCCACAACTCAAAGATGCTCTAGGAGAGACAAAAACAGACCCTGTAGAGGAAAGAAAACTTTTACCGGGGGAGACCCTTACAGAATTTAATGATCGTGTAGGACCTCTTAAAGACGATCTCAAGGCAGTTGAGGATGATGTAGAGTTTAAATCTAGTGGTAGTCCTTCTGCTGTACAGTTTCATCCTGCTATAATCGCAGCTAAGAAAATGGAAAAGAAGATCCATGATCAGCTAGAAGAGTCTAATGCAAAGAAACAATTAAGGTCTACTGCCTTTGAAGCTGCCTTATTTGGCACTGGTATTATGAAAGGACCTTTTGCAGTAGATAAAGAATATGCTAACTGGAATGATGAAGGTGAGTATAATCCTCTATTTAAAACAATGCCACAAACATCTAATGTTTCTATCTGGAACTTCTATCCTGATCCAGATGCAAGCAATATGGATGAAGCAGAGTATGTCATAGAGAGACACAAGATGTCTCGTTCACAACTACGTGCCTTAAAGCGTAGACCTTTCTTTCGTTCCAATGCCATTGATAAAGCTCTTGACATGGGTGAGAACTATAACAAGGAATGGTGGGAACACGCAATGGATGAGGATAATGAAGATGATTATTCTCAAAGATTTGAGATCCTTGAGTTCTGGGGTTTTGTAGATCGTACTGTTATAGAAGACTATGATGTTGAAATACCACCAGAGTTAAAAGATGTAGATCAGGTAAATGTAAATATCTGGGTTTGTAATGGCTGTATATTACGTCTTGTTATGAACCCATTTACTCCTGCCTATATACCTTACTATGTTACTCCATACGAGATGAACCCATACACTATGTTTGGGGTAGGTATTGCAGAAAACATGGATGATACACAGACATTGATGAATGGTTTTATGAGAATGTCTGTAGACAATGGTGCTTTGTCTGGTAATCTATTGATTGAGATAGATGAGACTAACTTAGTTCCCGGACAGGATCTTAGTGTATATCCCGGAAAAGTCTTTCGTAGACAGGGTGGTGCGCCCGGACAAGCTATCTTTGGCACAAAATTTCCTAATGTATCACAAGAAAATATGCAGATGTTTGACAAAGCCAGAGTGCTTGCAGATGAAAGTACAGGCTTTCCTTCGTTTGCTCATGGTCAAACTGGTGTAACAGGTGTAGGTAGAACTGCATCTGGTATTTCTATGTTGATGAATGCAGCAAATGGTTCTATTCGTAACGTCATCAAAAACTTTGACGATTACTTGTTAGGACCTTTGGGTAAGGCATTCTTTAGTTTTAATATGCAGTTTGACTTTGATCCAGAGATTAAAGGTGATCTTGAAGTTAAAGCTCAAGGTACAGAAAGCTTGATGGCTAATGAAGTTAGAAGTCAGAGACTTATGCAGTTCATGCAGACAGTATCTAATCCTGCCCTTGCTCCTTTTGCCAGAATGGACTTTATTGTTAGAGAGATTGCAAAGAGTATGGATCTTGATCCTGATAAGGTAGCTAACTCTATGAGCCAAGCTGCTGTACAGGCAGAGATACTCAAGAAGTTTCAAGAACAGAATCCACCTCCTGCTCCACCTCCACAACAAGGACAGCCACAACAAGGTCAACCCCCTGCTCCTGCAGGTGGACAAGTAGAAGATACACAAGGCTCTGGTGGTGGCACAATAGGTACAGGTTCAGTACCAACTCCGGGAGAAGAAGGTTTTACTGGTAATCAAGGAACTATACAGTAATGATGGTATTGAGAAAACTTACAGGTGACAAAGAGCTATGGGATTCTTTTGTAGAATATATAGATGAATCTATAGCTAAACAACACAAAGCACTAGAGCAAGCAACAGAAGTTCCTATGATCTATAAACTACAGGGATCTATTGCTTGCTTACGTAGAATGAAATATCTTAGGGATGAGTTAAATACTAAGGATAGACAAGTTGGCTGAAAAAACTTACACAACAAATCCATTTAAAGCTCCAGAAACTATTCAGAGAATAAAGGATGTAGCTAAATTTACAGCAGAGGCATCCCCTATTATTGGAGATGGAATAGCTATTAAAGAAATTGTTGATGAGGTTAATAAAAAAGATACCAATTGGTTTTTAGTAGGTGCATTAGGTGGAGCAACTATTTTAGGTTTAATTCCCGGTGTGGGTGATGCAGCAGCAAGGTTAGTAAAAAAAGGAGCAAAAAGAGCTTTTGATGTGTCTAAGCGTATTGAGATTGATCTTAATGTGCTAGGATCTACAGGTGGTAATATAAAAATAAAGCCAGAAGATATAGCAGATGTTCAAGCCAAAAAAATTCAAAAGATTTTAAAAAATGAAAAAAACGTAAACGATAATTTTTATATGCTACATGGGGGTACAGACTTTGATAAAATGGATCTAAAAGCTTCAGGTTTGGGTGAGCCGGGATCATTTAGACCTTTAGGTCGTGGTATATATGGTTCAAGAATTGTTGATCCTAAAAATATAGAAACAATTAAAAATGCATATTTACAAGCATCAAGGTTTGCAGGTCGTTTTGGGACTTCAATAACAGGAAATTATGCAGGATTTAGTCATCCTTTATATAAACAAGCATTTAAAGATGCTAACATACCTATAGAAGCTACTGAAAGTTTATTAAAAGAATTACAAGAAAAAGTTCCTATTGAAGTAACAACAGAACAAGTAGGAAAAATACACTTATTTAAAGTTCCTAGAACAAAAGATTTAAAAGTGTATGATTTTAAAAATAGAAAAGGTATTAGTCAAAATACTGAAAATGTTAAAATAACATATCCAAGAGAATTTAGTAGTCGTTTTACTATAGCTAGTCCAAAATTTGGTGATTCTCAAGTTGTTTTACAGCCATTAGGTGAAGTAGAAGAAATGGCTATACATGATACTAATATAGTAGAAAGATTAACAAAACTTGATTTACCAGAAGAGTTTTTTGAAAACATAAACAAGAGAAAACTAAGGAAAAATGAATTAGATCCTAATTATCCTTATGAATCTATTGTTAACAAAAAATTGGAAAATCTTAAAAAAGAAGCTCAATATATTACTGATAGAGAAAACCTTGATCCAAAAACTATGGAAATTAATCTTTTAAAAGATCTACAAAATAAAGGATATATAGATGAAGATGTAGAAAATTTGGTTAATCAAGAAGATTTTTTAAAAGAAATGCAAGAAGATATAGCAGAAGGCAGAAGAAATATTTCTGTTCCTGAAGATAGATTAGAACTTGGAGAAGATTCAACACAATTATTAGGACTTGATTCAGGTAAAAGAATACCAAAAAGAACTGTAGAATACAACCAAGGTGGACTTCCAAAAGATAAAAAACTTACTAGTAATCCATTTAAAGCTCCAGAAACTTTAAAAAGGTTAAAAACTGCTTTACGTAATGCTCCTGTAATAGGCACAGTGGCTGATGTTGTAGACATAGGTAAAGATTTAGTCACAGGAGATTATGCAGGTGCTGCTGTGGCAACAGGTACAGCATTAGCAGGTATTACACCGATTGGTAGGATTGCTAGTAAAGGTGCAAAAGTAGTTGGTCAAAAAGCAAAAGATATTTGGAGTTATCCAAAACAACTGTATGACTCTGCAGCAACTTCTATTAATCAAAGATTAAACCCTCAAGGATATAACACATTAAAAAAACGTGGAGATATAAAAAAGGGTCAAACTATTGTTGATATTGGTGGTGGTAAGTTTGATAATGTTGTAAATGATGCAGCAAAAGAGGGTGCTACTGTTAAAGTTTATGACCCTTTTAATAGAAGTCCACAACATAATAAAAAAGTAGTAGAAGAAGTTAGAGATGGAAAAGCTGATGTAGCTATGTCTCACAATGTTTTAAATGTTATTAAAGAAGATGAAAATATTATTAACATTGTAAAACAAGCAGAGAATGCGATAAAACCTAATGGAAAAGCCCATTTTTCTGTGTATGCAGGTAGTGTAACTGACCGAGCTAAAGGAGCTAGAGAGACTTCTAAAGGTTGGCAAAGATTTCAAACTATAGATGAGTATGTTCCTTTTGTAGAAAAAGTGTTTGGTAAAAATAATGTTACTGTAAAAAATTCAATAATTACAGCAACTAAACAACCTCAAACTACAATAAAGAGTTTTAAAAGTCCTAAAGGAACAACTTTTAAACGTGGTGGCAAATCTGGTGGTTTAGAATTTCCTGTTGGAAAAGTAATAGGCAATCAAGTTTATTTTCACAAAGAATACTTAAAAGTACAACCTAAAGAAGTTCAAGATCTATATAATAAATCAGTAAAAAAATTACCTACTGATCATAAATTTAATACACTTATGTATGAGCCTAGTAAAGGAGACAAACCTGCTAGAATAAGATTTGATGAGTCTGCTGATTTTGATACAGCAAGAGAACCCACACCCGGAAGAACAATAAGCATTAATTCAAAAGGTGATATAAAAGAAACAAATGTTAGTCAAATATTTCATCATAAATGGCAATGGGTTGATGATAATTATAAAGGCTTTAATGTAAATAAAGAATATGAGTGGTCTAAAGAGTGGACATCAAAAGTAGATAATTTTAGTACCATAGGTAAAAAAGAAAATTGGGATAAAATTTTAAAAGAAAAAAATCTTCCTGTAGATAAATCATCTTTTAATCAAGGTGGACTAACAATAGAAGAACAAACACAACAAGCATTTAATCAGGGTGGAATTAACATGGAACAACAAATGAGCCTATTTGATGAGGGTGGAATGAAAGATGATGGACTAGATCGTGATCCTGTAAGTGGCAATGAAATACCTCCCGGATCATTAGCTAAAGAAGTTCGTGATGATATACCTGCACAATTAAGTGAAGGTGAGTATGTTGTTCCTGCTGATGTCGTACAATATTATGGTGTAAAGTTTTTTGAAGATCTTAGAATGGAAGCAAAGCGTGGTC